ATTTCAAATAAGCAATAGCTTCTTCCTTAGTCTCGAAAACAGTAGCCGAATAATCTTGCTTGCCAATTGGCAAAAAGTCACGTCCAATCATACTGAAATCCTCGTTTCCAGTTTCAGTATTCTTGACATGGATCGATATAATGTACATCTACATTTCTCCTTGCAGTCTAGCCTTAATGTCAAAATTTTCTTTGTACTTGTAAGCAGCAAGCTCCTGCTTCAAATCGTAGTTTTCTTGCTCGAAAGCAAAGCGACGTTTGCGCTCTTCGTTCAGGTCATTCATAAGCTCTACCGCGACCACTCTCCAGTCAAGGCTCACTTCATGGATGATGCCCTCAAGACCGAGTTTTAATTTGGTAAATAATTTCATTAAGCCACACCCTCCTCGTTAGATCGCTTGTTCATGCCTAGAATGATGTCATAGTACGAATGACCGGCGGGGATGACATATCCTGTCAGATCGTCAACTTGAGAACCATCTGCCATGATGTTTACAATTTTTGGTTTCCATTGCTCTTTTTTTCTCTTCATGTTATAATTTCCTTGAATAATTTTATTGAGCGCCTGATTGCCGTCAGGTGCTTTTTGTTGCTTCTAATCAGATTTTTCCTTCTCGCTTTGAGTTTTGGCAATAAAGTCTGAGTAAGCTTGGTCAAACGCTTCTAAAACTTGAGGATCCACAACCACGCCATTAGTTTCAATAATATCTGGTGTAAAATCAATAGTGATTTTTGGTTTTCCGTTCGCAGGCATTTCTAGTCTGAAGCCAGTGACCCCACGGCCTAATTCCCAGTCATTGATTTTTACTGAATAACCTGAAGAATTAAGAGATTGACCCTCAGTAGGTTCCTGCTTGGGTTTAATACTTAGTTTTAATTGCTTCATGAGTACTCCTTTCCCATTTTTGCAAAGTCCTAAATTTGAAATTTCTCTCTTTTATTTATTAAGAGAAGTAGGACTTGTTGTTAGTTAATATTTATTGTTATTTAATACTTGTTGTTAGTTAATATTTATTAGTGCCCAAAATCTGACATCTCACTTTCTGACATCTCACTTTCTGACATCTCACTTTTTGGAATGTCAGAATTATAATTCATAGACGCCTTTTTGATAGACAGGTTTAATCTCTGTTTCATAATATCGAATTGGAAATCAGATATTTTTACATCTGAAAAGAATCTGAATATATGACTCCCTCCATTTCCAGGAGGTTTTTTTCTGATTTTTCGCAAATATCCAGCCTCTTCAAAGATTTTGAAATACTTATCGATTGTCTTTCGGTTAACACCTTTTCTTTTAGCTATCTCATCCGGATAGACTTGCCAGTTTGGGTGATTGGCCAGCACCACCATCATGATGCCAACCGCTGTAAAATCCATCGCAGGATCATTGATAAAACTATTACTAACAGCGGTATAGTCGTTAGTTGGATTCCTGAAAGATAAATTGGCAATCCAAATCTTTAAAGTCTGTCATACATTCTCCTTTCTTAAGTTTTTGTTTTTAGTTATTTACGAAATTTTCGTATTTTTTGCCCAAAAAAATATCATCGAACTTCACATTGAAAAAAAGCATGTATTTTTTCAATAGTTGATAACCGATATCCGAGCTATCCTTTTCTAATCGGGCAATTGTTTGACTTGACACTTCAAATTTCTCTGCTAACTCTGCTTGAGTAAGTCCTTTGTTGATTCGCATAGCCTCTAAAGTCCACTGCACGTTCCTACCTCCTTATTTTTCTATTTGTTCCTCGCAATTCTGCTATATGCTATAATAAAAGCAGAAAGGAGGTGATGTTGTGACTGATTATCAATTAGAAGCTTCTCTGATCGTCCTTGGCAAAGAGTACGAAAGAGCCAAGGAAGACGGAAAAGAAAGCTTCAGTATACATGTGTCGTTCTTTGATGGCTTAGATACTAATTACCATCTTCAAGAGTTTGCAAGACAATATCCCGTAAGGATTGCCCGTTTGAAGCCTGACCGAATAACTTTTCTAATAGATTGACATCATTCAAAGGGAAAGGATTGTTTTCTACTCGTTCATTGAACGTGAGGATGACTTCACAACTCTCTAGAAAATGACTAGTAAATTCCACTCGCTCAACTCCGTCCAAAAACATTCCATCGACGAATACAGCAGGGTGGTTTTTTCTTGCTGTCAACAGTACATCGTGTTCTGATGTATTTACTGCAATTGTTCCTTTCATACCGTCTCACTTTCCAGCGCCCTGAGTTCTATCTCATGGCTGACTTGTTTTAATAGCTTCTCACACGCTATTTTAGCTTCTCTGTACGTTGCGTTTTCGCTGATGAAGTAGTCAGCAAGTTCGATGATTTTATCTTCCATGATTGTCTCCAAAAATCAGTCTTAAGACCGATGTAACCCCTTCAAACACAGTATATATTTATATTATCCTTAACAAGAAAGGAGCTGATGCAAATTGGCAAAATTTTTGAAGGGGACTGTGGTTCAGTGATTCAGTTTGGCTAGGTAACCAACACGTTTTTACTGCGAGTGCGACTGCATGGAGCCTGTCGCTGACTATAAGAGGGACTGCAGCTCTGCTTATAGCGGGACTGACAGACAACTACCGAGCGGCACTCAAAGACTAGCCAAACCACGTTGATTGCAGTGCTGGACGCATGACCAGCGAAGTTTCAACCAGTCGCTTTACACCGACTGTGAAACCTTATCAAAGTGTGCAGGTCTTGACCTAGTGTAAAGTAGGTCAAGGCTTTTTATTACTCAAATTCTTCCTTTCCCCCTTACTTCGTTGAGGGGGTTTCGAGTTCATTCATCTTTATACTCCTTTCTTTTTTGCTCTTGGTTTTGTTATTTCCTTAAGCTTGATTATAGTATAATACGATTTTTTCGTATTGTCAATAGTTTTTATCAAAAAAATAGGATTTTTTCGTATTTTTGATTGTCTATCAATAAAAAATGATATATAATAGAATTATAAAAAATACGAGGTAATCGTAAATGGATGAAAAAAAACGAATGAAAATTATTGCTGAAAATATTACACACTTTAGAAAACAACGTGGTATTACCCAAAAAGAGTTGGCTAAAGAAGTTGGAATTACAGCAAGTACTATGACAGACTATATGAAGTTAAGAAGCGCTCCTTCTTTTGGTGTTATCCAAAAACTAGCTGATTATTTCGGTGTTAAAAAATCAGATATAGATACCACTTTTAAAGAAGAATCCTCCTCCCTCCAAGACGCTCAAGATTTGCTTACACAGCAGATAACTGATAAGGTAGTACAACTAACTCCCCCGAATAAAAGAATCGTGCTACGGACCTCTGAGGAGCTCTTAGAGGCACAGAAGGGGGAGGGAAACGAAGAGCGATTCGAATATCACGTTTTTGAAAAGCTATCCGCAGGTACAGGATATGGTTACACAGAAGACCGCAATTATGACACCGTGTATTTTGATAAGGACATCGCCCATGACCTCGCCAGCTGGGTTTACGGCGACTCCATGGAGCCAAAATTCGTAGACGGATCCGTCGCTCTCATAAAAGACACAGGTTGGGACTATGACGGTGCCATTTATGCCGTGGATTGGGATGGTCAAACGTATATTAAAAAAGTTTATCGTGAACCTGACGGATTGCGCTTAGTATCGCTTAACCCAAAATATAAGGATAGGTTTGCGCCTTACGACGAAGACCCTCGTATTATTGGAAAAATTGTTGGTAATTTCATGCCTTTAAGTAATTAAGAAAGGAATATAAAATAATGGCTAAATATGTAAAACGTTGTCCAAAATGTGGCAGTGATCAAATTGAATACATGATGCAGGAACGTAAAGGTTTCAATGGTTGTGTTGGGTGCATCGGCTGGATGATTGCCTGGCCGTTTGTCCTCCTCGGCCTAGTTGGTAAAAAAGGGAAACACAACTGGCACTGTCGAAACTGTGGCTGTGTCTTTAAGTCCAAGAAATAAAAAAAGCCCCACGCTCTCAAACTTTGGCGAGTCTGAGCGTGAGGCATGTAGCAGGAAAAGATTGTCATGGAGATAACCTCGCATGATGTCTTTTCTTGTACCCATTTTATCATTTTTTAGGAAATTTTGAAAGAGGTACTATAATGAAAACTACAAATAAAGTAGCTATATATGTCAGGGTATCCACTACCTCGCAAGTTGAGGAGGGGTACTCTATCGATGAGCAAAAAGCTAAGCTCTCTAGCTACTGCGATATTAAAGACTGGAATGTATACAAGATATATACTGATGGTGGTTTCTCAGGAGCAAATACTGACAGACCAGCGCTAGAGGGACTTATCAAAGATGCTAAAAAAAGAAAATTTGACACAGTTCTAGTCTATAAGCTGGACCGTCTTAGCCGTAGTCAGAAAGATACGCTTTACCTGATTGAGGATATTTTCATAAAGAATAATATAGCCTTTCTACGCTTA